GAGGATATTATAACGGTGGCGCAGGCGGTGGAGGTGGAAGTGCTTCAAATACAGTAGGAACGGGACAAACAACTGGCGGAGGTACTGGAGGAACTGGTGGTCAAGGATATATATATAATGGCTTTGCTGGTACTTCTGGAGGAAGCGGAGGTCCAATAACACCAGGAGACGCAAGCATTCCCGTATTTGCAACATCTGGAGGAGGCGGTGGCGGTGGTGGAGCAGCTATGTATGGAGATTCAGGACAGCCTTATAGAGGAGCAGGAGGCGGTGGAGGCGGAGCTTCAAATGGAGGCAGCGGAGGCGGCGGAGGATATTATGACGGTTCTGGAAGCGCAGGAGGTAACGGAACTTCCCCTGGAGGCGGCGCTGGCGGTGGTGGAGGAGGTAATGCTTCTGGATCGGGTGCTGCTAGAACTGGCGGAGCAGGAAAAGTTTTAGTGTACGTTAAATAATTTAAGTATTTACATTGCTTACTTAAAATAGTAGAATAGGTACTATGAATCTAGTACAAAGATCAATATCTAATGGGGGGAAATTAGTTCCTCTTATTATTCCCGCCGAAGAAACGGGCGGGACAGGATTAATGAACCCCTCTATCTTTATAGATGATGATGGAGATATCCTATGTATACTAAGACACATAAACTATACTTTATATCACTCTGAAAATGATCAAAGATTTCCTAGCGTATGGGGACCATTAGCATATTTACATCCAGAAGAAGATCAAAGACTAGTTACAGATAATTACCTTTGCCGACTTGATAAAGATTTAAATATAATTAACTGGACATTGATTGATACTACTAAATTAGATGTTCCCCCGATATGGACATTTGTTGGATTGGAAGATGCCAGACTTGTTAAATGGGATGGCAAATATTATGCCACAGGAGTTCGCAGAGATACAACAACCAACGGAGTTGGTCGCATGGAATTATCAGAATTAAAAATTGATAAGATTAAATGGACGGCCAAAGAAATATCACGAATTAGAATACCAGCCCCAATAGATGAAAATTCATACTGTGAAAAGAATTGGATGCCCATTCTTGATAAGCCATTTCATTACATTAAATGGACATCTCCAACTGAGCTTGTAAAAACTTTTCCTAAGCTGCCTGCTCGTTGTGAACAAATAAGTCTTAAACAGGGCGTAGAGCCTGATACAGAACAACGTGGCGGATCTCAGTTAATTAAATGGGGCAAGCATTATATTGCCATTTCTCACGAAGTTGTTTTATTCAAAAACTATATGGAACAAAAGAATGGAACCTATCGCCATCGCATATGCGTATGGGATGAAGATTTTGTTTTAGTAGGAGTATCTCCTGAAAATTGGGCTTTTCTAGATGGACAAATTGAGTTTTGTGCAGGAGCTGCAGAACATGAAGGAAATCTATTAGTTAGTTTTGGATTCCAAGACAATGCAGCTTTTGTTTTAGAAGTTCCTGGTGAAGTTATTAATACAATGATTGAGGAGGCTTTAAATGTTTAAGTCAATAAATGATTTAGTTGTTGATCTTTCTAAAGACCCCTTCAATCCTATTTTAAGCTTTAATATTGCAATGGAATATGAAAAGGCTGGACAAACAGCTTCTGCCGTTTCTTTCTATCTTCGTGCAGCAGAATATGGATATAACTCTCATCCAGAATATGTATACACATCTCTTTTAAAGTCTGCTCAATGTTTTGAAAATCAAAAAAATCGTGAAAGCACAGTACATAATTTATTCTTAAAAGCTGTTGCATATATTCCAACACGACCAGAGGCTTTGTTTCTGTTAGCAAGATATTGTGAAAGAGCAAAGCGCTGGCAAGAAGCGTATACATTTTCTGAGACAGGGCTAATGCATACAAAAAATAAAGTATCTGCTTTGCCTACTTGGGTAGATTATCCAGGAGAGTATTCTTTAATGTTTGAAAAAGCTGTTGCTGGCTGGTGGGTCGGCAGAAAAGATGAGTCTTATGACCTATTCCAAGAAATCCTTAAAAAAGATATAACGCATGGATACAGAATAGCAATTATCGGCAATCTTAAATTATTTGAAACAAGGGAATATATTGATCCATTAGAACCAGTAGTAACTAATTTCCGTAAACACTTTGATAGTGATGCTCCTATAATTATAGACATTGGAACAAGAGATGGTGATGATGCTTACTATTTATATAAGAAATTAAATAGCACTAGGGTAATTGCTGTAGATGCCAACGTAAATGCTATTAGCCAAACAAAATCTAAATACCCGTGGATGGATATTATTTATACAGCTATTACAGAAAAAGACGGGCAAACTGATTTTCATATTGTTAATGGTGAAGATAAAGAATCTTCTGGCACATCCTCAGTATTTAATAAAGATAGATCTATTAGCCCCACCCCCGAATACTATGCAGACAAGGTTCAGAAGATAACAGTTCCTTCTACTCGCATGGACACTCTTCTATCAAATTTGGGGGTCAATGATAGGATAGATGTTGTTAAAGTTGATACAGAAGGATATAGCTGGCAAGTCCTACAAGGATTTGGGGATCGGCTAAAAGATGTTCGGCTATTTCATTTAGAGACTGAAAAAACTCCAATGCACGATGATCATGTGACTACTGATAAAATTACAGAATTTATGACTGACAAAGGATTTGCCCTTATAGACGTATCATACGAATGGGGCTGGAATATTGAAGACCAGGTTTGGGTTAATAAGGCTTTAGTTATTAGGCACCCAGAGTGTTTTAGTTCTAAATGATTGTTATAATATTTAAGGTGGTATAATTTTAAAATGGGCTCAACATCAAAGGGTTTTAGTTTTCCCGCTTATTCAGATCCGCCAGATATTCCTGCGGACATTCAACTACTTGCACAAAACATTGATACATATTTAACAGCAAATCCTGGACCACAAGGAACAACTGGAACACAGGGTACGCAAGGTCTACAAGGAACCACTGGCACACAAGGCGCAACAGGAACTCAAGGCACAACAGGCACTCAAGGTACAACTGGTGCACAAGGTGCAACTGGTACACAGGGTGCAACTGGAACACAAGGATCTTTAGGAACACAAGGCACAACAGGAACTCAAGGTGCTGCTGGAACTGGTGTTGATATTTTAGGAACTTATGTAAGCTTAGGTGCGTTGCAATCCGCACATCCAACAGGAAACTTAGGTGATGCATATACAATCTCTGGAGATCTATATGTTTGGACTGGATCTGCTTGGACAAATGTTGGTCCAATTCAAGGCTCTCAAGGAACCACTGGCGCACAAGGTACAACTGGTGCACAAGGTGCAACTGGTACAGGAACACAAGGTGCAACTGGTACACAAGGTGCAGATGGCACACAAGGCACAACTGGCGCACAAGGTACGACTGGTACAGGAGCACAAGGAGCAACTGGCACACAAGGCGCAACGGGCACACAAGGTTCAACTGGCGGACAAGGTACAACTGGTGCACAAGGAACAACTGGCTCACAGGGTGGAACTGGCACACAAGGCACAACTGGATCACAAGGAACTACAGGTACTCAGGGAACAACGGGTACGCAAGGCACAATACAAATAAATTCTGCAGTAGCTGGGTTATTAGAAACCGCAAATATTGTTGCAGCTGCAACTTCTTCAACAATAAATGTTGATGTTGCTACATCAAGTGTGTGGTACTATACAACGGGATCTACTAGCGCATTTACATTAAATATTAGAGGAAGCTCTGGAACAACACTTAACTCTTTAATGTCTATAGGTCAATCATTAACAATAGCATTTTTAAATACAACTGGAGCAGCAACAACATCTTATCCATCATCATTTACAATTGATAGCAGTGTTGTAACACCTAAATGGGTTTCTGGTTCTGCACCATCTGCAGGAAATGCATCATGTATTGATATTTATACTTATACAATTATTAAAACAGCTTCTGCAACATATACTGTACTTGCATCACAAGTTAAGTACGCATAGGTAGGAGTAAACATGCCATTTCTAGAATCAATTGGCTCCCTTTCTGCACAAGGATTTGGCTACAATAAATTATTTAAACCATCAGTAACTGGTGGAACTCTTTCATCAGATGCTACATATTACTATAGAACATTTACTGCAAATGGAACACTTTCAGTAACTGGTGGTAGTGTTGCGTATGAATCTATATTGGTAGCAGGCGGTGGTGGTGGAAACTATTATGGAGGCGGAGCTGGAGGAGCTGGCGGAGCTGGCGGATTTCTTTACGGAACTGGAACCTTTGAAAGTCTTAACTATTTAGTACAAGTTGGTGCAGGCGGAGCTGCAAATGTTGATGTTTCTGGAAGTGGTAATGGCTCTAATTCTCAATTTAATACTCACACCTCAGTAGGTGGTGGAATGGGCCCAAATTATTCAACAGTTGGTTGGCCCATAACAGGAGGATCTGGTGGAGGCGGAATCGGAGAGTCTGGATACACTTCTTCTGGTGTTGCAACAGCAGGTCAAGGAAATGCAGGAGGCTCTGCTACATCTAGTAATAGTTATTATCCTGGTGCAGTTGGTAGTGCTGGTGGTGGAGGCGCTGGATCTGCTGGGTCAAATAACAGCGGAACTCTTTTTGCTAATGGAGGAAATGGTGGCGTAGGAAACAATTCGTATTCTGCTTGGGCAACAGCAACCTCAACTGGAGCATCTGGATATTATGCTGGTGGCGGTGGAGGAGGTGCAGTTTATGGTTCAGCAGATGGAACAGTTACATCAAATGGAACTGCTGGCACAGGTGGACTAGGAGGGGGCGGAAATGGAGGAAAGTCCGCAACTGGACAAGTAGGATTTTTTAACGCAACAGTAGGAGCAATTAATACTGGCGGAGGCGGCGGTGGCGGCGGTGGTTACTATATTAAAACTGGTGGGAGCGGCAGCGGAAACGGCGGATCAGGAAGGGCTGGCGGATCAGGAATTGTTATAATTAGATACCTTAGATCCATTGTAGGTGGATAATGTCATATAGATCAACAATTTTATCAGACTATCCAATTGGATATTATCCTTTAGATGATTTAACTACAGTCGATATTGCAAACTATACTTCTCTTGAAAGTTCATATGCTACATATCAAGCAATTTTAGACGACCCCCTTCTTGCATCTTATGCAAACATATATGGAGATGTTGCATACGATCATTCTGGGTGTGAGAATGATAGCGTTTATGCGGTGGATCCAGAAACAAATATTCTTCCTATAGTTGTAGGAAATTCAAGATCAACTAAAATAACTAATGGTAATTCAATACAGTATTCTTTTACAAAAGATTATACTGCTACTACAACTACCAGCCAATTTGGAACATCAACCTCATCAGATAATGACTTTACATTAGAGGCATGGTTTTATCCAAAATTTACAACAACTAATGAGACACCTATTTTGGCGGATACATCAGAAGATGTAGGTTTATTCTATGATAAGGGAAACATAACATTTAAAGTAAATTCAGAAGTTTTATCACATACCCTTTTAAATGTTGACAAGGTTCATTACATTGTTGCAACATATAGCCCAACATCAATGTATATTTACGTGGATGCACAATTAGTATCAACAAGAGTTTTAAGTGGCTTTGCATTTAGCAATACTTCGCTTGCTATTCAAACTGGGCCAACATTAGATGCAAATGATTATTTTTTAATAAATAGCGTAGGCGTTTATAGATATGCTTTATCTTTTTCTCAGATCCAAAATCATTATTTAGAGGCATCTCAAATGGCCCCAATTCAAATTGTAGATCCAGATAGCGGAGAACTATTTGACCTATACGATGAAAATATTTCTACTCAGTTTATTTATTCTTATCCTGGAAATAAAAGCTGGGAGTATTTTATTACAGATGATTTATACTACAGCGATTCAGAGCAATCTTTAGCAATTAAAAAATCAACAGGATCAAAGACTGTAATTTTGACAGACTATATATCTTTACCATATGCTTCAGTTTTAGATTCTTCAAAAATAGAATGGAACGGAACAGATGGAATAACAGTAGAAGTCTCAGTAGATGGCACAACATACCAGGCTTGCCAAAATGGGCAGAAGATTCCACAATTTACTATTGCAAGTTTTAATGGCAACAAGCAAATCTATTTAAAGATAACTATGTCAACAACAGATAGCAGCAAATACCTGCCTAAATTATCCACTCTTCAAATTAAATTCTATAATAATCAAATTGCATATGCTTCAAATAGTTCAAGTTATATTTCTACATTAGAGGGTCTTGCTGGAGTCTCAGTATATGATATAACAATTGGAAATGACAAGCATCCAATTCTTTCAAGAAATGCTAAAAATGGAATAAGGACTATTGCAAGCTCTGGGTTTTATATTAATACAACCTCCTCAATTAAAACATTAGAATTTTTCTATACCCCGTATGCATTGACAGTTAGCGGATTTATATCAACAGCATCTAGCGGATCCTATGC